CTTGTAGCGGCGATAGCACGAGTGAAACATCCGGGGATAAAGTTTGATAATGTTCCTGTTTTAAACGGGCCTCAAGGCATTGGAAAATCCATGGCAATTTCACGCTTAGGTCGTGAGTGGTACTCCGACAGCCTGTCCATATCAGATATGAAGGATAAAACAGCACCCGAAAAGCTACAGGGACATTGGCTGCTTGAACTCAGCGAAATGGCGGGTATCAAGAAAATGGATGTAGAAACCGTGAAATCCTTTGCAAGCCGGGTCGACGACAAATACCGCCCATCTTACGGACGAGTAGTCGAAAGCCATCCTCGCCAGTGCATCATCATCGGTACGACCAACAACGACGGCGGTTTCCTCCGTGATGTTACCGGCAATCGTCGATTTTGGCCTATCAGAGTAACGGGCAAAAGCAAAAAACATCCGTGGGATTTGATCGAAAAGGAAGTCGAGCAGATTTGGGCTGAAGCGATAGCCCTGTTTGAAGCGGGGGAAGAACTCTACCTCACAGGAGATGTGGCTGTTGCCGCCTCCGATGAACAACGAGGTGCAATGGAAAATGATGACCGTGAGGGCTTGGTGGTTGCCTACCTTGAAGCGTTGCTTCCTGTTAACTGGGATACCATGGATATATACGCCCGTCAAGAATATTTCCGTTCCCCGGATGACCCGACAAAGCCGGAAGGCACAATTCGCAGGGTTCAGGTCAGCAATATGGAAATATGGTGCGAGTGTTTCGGGAGGCATCGTGATGCCCTGAAAAAGACCGATTCCTACGAGATAGAAGCGATTGTAAACAGTATCGGCGGCTGGGAGCGGTACACAGGCAGTAAGACCGGCAAGAAAAACATCCCGCTTTACGGACCCCAAAAAATTTATGTTCGTGAAAAATAAGTGTGCCCATTGTGCCTATCAAGGCTTCGGCACAGACCATCGGCACGGTCGCAAGCCCCGATAAAACCTATAAAAAATGTTGCCTGTGCCGATTGTGCCTATAAAACTCTACTCCTTTTATACATCTATATATTAAAGGGTTTTGCGTGTGTGAATGCGCCTGTATGCGTCCGCGTAGAAAAATCGGCACAATCGGCACATCGGCACAAGGAGGATAAAATGCGTGAAAAAACCATAGAACAGAAACTTGTGAAGGCAGTCAAGGCAATGGGAGGTATTGCGCCTAAGTTTATAAGCCCCGGCTTCGACGGAATGCCCGATCGCCTTGTGCTTCTCCCCACCGGCATAATTGCTTTTGTTGAGGTCAAGCGGTATGGAGAGAAACCTCGACCGTTACAGGAAGCAAGGCATGAGTTGTTACGGCGTTTAGGGTTTGACGTTTATATTTTGGACGATGGAGAGCAAATACCGGGATTATTGACCGAAATCAGAGGTGATTTGTTTTGAAATATAATCCACACAGCTACCAAGAATACGCCACCGACTTTATCGATAAAAACCCAGTGTCCTGTCTGCTGCTTGATATGGGACTTGGGAAAACGGCAATCACGCTGACCGCTCTCTGCGATTTGTTGTTCGACAGCTTTGAAGCCCACAGGATTTTGGTGATCGCACCTTTACGGGTGGCTTCTCAAACTTGGCCTGACGAACTTCGCAAATGGGAGCATCTCTCCGATCTGCGGTTCTCGGTAGCGGTCGGCACGGAAACGGAACGGAAAGCGGCGCTCAAAGTCAAAGCCGACATTTACATTATCAACCGCGAGAACGTCCAGTGGCTCATTGAGGACAGCGGTATCCCGTTTAATTATGACACCGTGGTTATAGACGAATTGTCCAGCTTCAAAAACCACCAGACAAAGCGCTTCAGGTCATTGATGAAGGCGCGCCATAAGGTCAAGCGCGTCATCGGACTGACAGGGACACCGAGCAGCAACGGATTAATGGATTTATGGGCAGAGTTCCGGCTCCTTGATATGGGACAGCGTCTCGGGAGGTTTATCGGACAGTACCGCACGGCATATTTCATCCCCGATAAGCGAAATGGTCAGGTTATCTTCAGCTACAAGCCCTTGCCCAATGCGGAAAAGCAAATATACCATAAAATCGCCGACATCACCATTTCCATGAAATCCACTGACCATCTGACCATGCCGGAGCTGGTGACCGCCGAATATCCCGTTACCCTATCGGGTAAAGAGCGTGAGCGGTATGACGATTTAAAACAGGACTTGGTGCTGAAATTAGCGGGCGGTGATGTCACAGCCGCAAACGCCGCCGCCCTGTCAGGCAAGCTCTGCCAAATGGCAAATGGTGCGGTTTATGGTGATGACGGCATTATCCATCATATCCATGACCGCAAGTTGGATGCCCTTGAAGATTTAATCGAAGCAGCGAACGGCAAACCCATTCTTGTGGCGTATTGGTTCAAGCACGATTTGGAGCGGATATCGACGAGGCTGAAAGACCGCCATATCCCATTTACCAAGTTGGACACTTCGGGCAGTATCGCAAGCTGGAACGAGTGTGCGTGGCCTGTCGCCTTAATCCATCCCGCCTCAGCCGGACATGGGTTGAATCTGCAATCGGGCGGCAGCACGATTATATGGTTCGGGCTGACGTGGAGCCTGGAATTATATCAGCAAACCAATGCCCGCCTATGGCGACAAGGGCAAAATGCCGACACAGTCGTTCTCCACCACATCATCGCCAAAAATACGATTGATGAGCGTGTCATGAAAGCCCTGCGGGATAAGGACAAAACACAAACCGCTTTAATTGATGCGGTAAAAGCCAATTTATAGAGCCAACCTACGGAGTCAATCTTAGGAGTCAATCCGTGCCAATCCGAGGGAAACAAAATTTATCGGAGGTACAGATTATGAATCCTTATGAAGAATTAGCAAATGCCATTGTGTTGCAGGCGGTCAAGGATTACCGGTTGCACGATGATGAAAAGGAAATCGCCAGTATTGAGCGTTTTTTCCGTTCCAATTGGTTTGGTGTCCTGACGAGTATTGACCCGGAAATGTTGATAGCCAAGCTGAGAAAGGAAAAGGTGCGCTATGAATACTAAAACCTACCTTTCTCAGGCCCGCTACCTTGATATGCGCATCAAATCCAAGCTCCAGCAGGTGGATTCCCTGAACGAACTGGCGACAAACTGTTCATCGGTCTTGACAGGTATGCCCAGGAACCCCAGCCATTCCACTTCTCGAATGGCCGATGCCATTTGTAAGATTGTTGACCTGCAAAACGAAATCAACCGCGATATTGACACGCTTGTTGACCTCAAAAAAGAAATCATGGGTGTTGTAAAAGCTGTGGCCAATCCGGAACATCAGACCCTTTTGGAGAAACGCTACCTCTGTTTCCTTTCTTGGGAGAAGATTGCTGTGGATATGGGCTACGACCTGCGTTATACCCACAAGCTCCACATTCGGGCGTTGGCGGAATGTAAAATTCCCACTTCTTCTGAAGTGGACATGAAAAGACACTGAAAGACACCTGCTTCTTATGATAGTATTATAATCAGGAAAGTATAATCCAAATGAGCCTTGTGGGAGCAATCCCGCAGGGCTTTCTTCATGCCCGTGAGGAGGTGAACCCATGCCATACAAACCCAAACGTCCCTGTGCCTATCCCGGCTGCGGTCGGCTTGCTGAAAGCGAGCAATACTGCGCCGAACATAAAAAGGTTGTTACCAAACAATACAACCAGTACGAACGCGACCCCGCTTCCAACAAACGATATGGTCGTGCCTGGAAGCGTATCCGTGACCGCTACATCAAGTCACATCCTCTCTGTGAAGAGTGTGAGAAACAAGGTAGGCTTACCCCTGCCGAGGAAGTGCACCACATTCGCCCGCTCTCTAAGGGCGGCGGCAATGAGAAGAGCAACCTCATGGCTCTTTGTAAATCCTGTCACTCAAGGATTACTGTCGAGAGCGGTGACCGATGGGGAAAATGAGGCATCGTATACATTTTGGTACGATACCTCAAAGCAATTTATTTGATACGGTCACTCCCGGTGGGGGCGGTGAAATCTCCAGGACTTACCAATGCGGACAGCGGCGTGGGGCTCCGTGTTGAAAAATGCGCAATCAAACGACCGAATAGCCCCAGCACGCAAGGAGTGTGATAAATATGGCCAAAGACGGCACCAACAGAGGCGGCGCTCGTGTCGGCGCGGGCGCAAAAAAGAAGCCTCTCGCCGACAAAATATCTACTGGCAATCCCGGCGGCAGAACATTAACTGTGATGGAGTTTTCCGACACAGCAGATTTGCAAGGTCAGGCAATGCCTGAACCGAATAAGATGCTCGAAGCTGTACAAAAGGACGGCAAGACGCTCGTAGCTGCCGACATTTACAAAAATACGTGGCACTGGCTACATGAGCGCGGCTGTGCGGTGCTCGTCTCCCCACAGCTTTTGGAACGCTATGCCATGAGCGTGGCTCGTTGGATTCAGTGCGAGGAAGCGGTTAGCGAATATGGTTTTCTCGCCAAACATCCCACCACGGGCAATGCCATTCAAAGCCCCTATGTGGCGATGGGCCAGAACTACATGAACCAAACCAATCGTTTGTGGATGGAGATATTTCAAATCGTCAAAGAAAACTGCACCGGCGAATACAGCGGAGCCAATCCCCAGGACGATGTGATGGAACGGCTGTTGACCGCCCGGAAAGGAAAATAAGATATGATAACTTATAAAACAGCAGAAAGCGTATGCGCCGGGCACCCGGATAAGCTATGCGATCTTATTGCCGACAGCATCCTTGATGCCTGTCTGCGCAAAGACAAATCATCCCGTGTTGCCTGCGAGGTCATGGCGACCAAGGGTAAAATCATCGTTGCGGGCGAGATCACCTGCGACGGAAAAGTCGATATTCGCTGGGAAGTGCGTGAAGTCCTCCGTAAGGTCGGCTACAATCCGTGGAAGTTTACGGTTTTCGTATTCGTCCATAAACAGAGCCAGGATATCGACGCTGGAGTGACCACCGCCCTTGAAGCCCGGAACGGCAGTGAGGAACGCTATTCTTCCCTCGGAGCTGGTGACCAAGGCACCGTTTACGGTTATGCCACCAATGAGACCCGCGAGATGATTCCGCTCCCGTTGGTGTTGGCGCATCGCATCGTCAAGCGTGTGGACGCTGTCCGTAAGGACAAAATTGTCAAAGGCATTTTGCCTGACGGAAAAGCGCAGGTCACAGTTGAATATGAGGACGGTAGACCTAAGCGTGTGAAAACTATTGTGGTTTCCGTTCAGCACGACAAGGATAAAACACAGGAACAGCTTTACTCCGACCTCAAACAAAACGTGCTCTGGCAGTGCTTTGAGGACTTTCCCTTTGATGATGAAACCGAAATCCTCATCAATCCCTCCGGCAGATTTGTCGAAGGCGGACCCGCCGCTGACACAGGCCTTACGGGCAGAAAGATGATGGTGGATACCTACGGAGGGCTTGCTCTTCACGGCGGCGGAGCGTTCAGCGGTAAAGACCCAACGAAGGTCGACCGAAGCGGCGCTTACATGGCTCGGTACATCGCAAAAAATATCGTATGGAGCGACTTGGCTGAAAGATGCGAGGTCGCTCTTTCTTATGCCATCGGAAAGGCTGATCCTGTGGCGGTTGACATCGACGCTTTCGGTACGAGCACCCTCGCTAATGAGAAACTGCGTGAAATAGTGCTGTCTGTGTTCAACCTACGTCCGGCGGCAATCATCGAAAAACTGCGGCTACGCAATGCCATCTATGAAGACACCGCAGTTTACGGACATTTCAACTCCTGTCTGTCCCCGTGGGAGGACGGCAGTGCTCATTACAAAGAACTTAGAAAGGCGGCGGAGAAATATGGTAATAGAAAAGATTCAAACTGATTGGCTCATTCCCGCCGACTATAACCCCCGGAAAGACCTCAAACCGGGCGACCCGGAATATGAAAAACTGAAACGCTCTCTTGAGGAGTTCGGCTATGTCGAACCCATTATATGGAATAAGACCTCCTCTCATGTTGTTGGCGGTCACCAGCGTTTGAAGGTCCTGCTTGATATGGGCATTACCGAAGTTGAGTGCGTGGTAGTCGAAATGGACGCTGAGAAGGAAAAGGCGCTCAATGTCGCGCTCAATAAAATCAGCGGTGACTGGGACAAAAATAAGCTGGCTCTCCTCATTGCCGACCTGCAGGGTGCGGACTTTAATGTATTGATCACTGGTTTCGACCCCGGAGAGATTGATGACCTTTTCAAGGATTCGCTCAAAGACGGCATTAAAGACGACGATTTCGATGTGGATGCTGAGCTTCATAAGCCTGCACTTACCAAACCGGGGGATGTGTGGCTGCTCGGTCGCCACCGGCTGGTCTGTGGCGACAGTACCAAAGCCGACACCTTTACCGCTCTGATGGATGGCAAGCTGGCAAATCTGGTGGTAACTGACCCTCCGTACAACGTCAATTATGAAGGTTCTGCAGGCAAAATCAAAAACGACAATATGGGCAATGAAGCGTTCTATGACTTCCTGCTGGCGGCGTTTACGAACACCGAGGCGGCGATGGCACAGGACGCTTCCATTTATGTATTCCACGCCGACACCGAGGGGCTTAACTTCCGCAAGGCATTCTCGGACGCGGGCTTTCAGCTTTCCGGCTGCTGTATCTGGAAAAAGCCGTCGCTGGTGCTGGGGCGGTCTCCATACCAGTGGCAACATGAGCCTGTGCTGTTCGGCTGGAAGAAAAAAGGTAAGCACAACTGGTATACAGACCGCAAGCAGACCACCATCTGGGAATTTGAAAAACCGAAGAAAAACGCCGATCATCCTACAATGAAGCCGATTGCATTGCTGGTCTATCCCATTATGAACAGCAGCCTCACAAACTGCATCGTGCTTGACCCCTTCGGCGGCAGCGGTTCCACACTCATCGCCTGTGAACAATCCGACAGGATTTGTTTCACCATTGAGCTTGATGAAAAATACTGCGATGTCATTGTAAAGCGTTATATCGAGCAGGTCGGCAGTACCGATGCCGTTTCTGTTATCCGTGACGGTGTCACGATGAAATATGCGGAGGTGGCTGTCGATGAGTAAACTCACGCTCGGCTCCCTCTTCGACGGCTCTGGCGGCTTTCCGCTCGGAGGTCTGCTCTGCGGCATCGAACCGCTCTGGGCTTCGGAAATCGAGCCGTTTCCAATACGGGTAACCACAAAGCGGATACCGCAAATGAAGCATTACGGCGATATTTCCAAACTGAATGGTGCGGATTTACCGCCGGTGGACATCATCACCTTCGGCTCACCCTGCACCGATATGAGTGTAGCGGGGAAAAGAGCCGGGCTGGACGGAGAACAATCCGTCCTTTTTTATGAAGCAATTCGAATTATAAAGGAAATGAGGTGCAGGACCAATGGCAGATATCCAAGATATGCGGTCTGGGAAAATGTCCCCGGAGCATTTAGTTCCAACAAAGGCGCCGACTTCAAAGCAGTCCTCGAAGCGGTCATCGGCGTCATTGAGCCGACAGCCGAGGTGTCTGCGCCTGACAGCGGGCGGTGGCCCTATGCAGACTGCTATATGGGAAACGGATGGTCACTGGCTTACAGAACTATCGACGCGCAATATTTCGGAGTACCCCAACGCCGCCGCAGAATCTACCTTGTCGCAGATTTTGCAGGTGGAAGTGCCGGAGAAATACTATTTGAGTCCGAAAGCGTGTCAAGGGATTTTACGCCGAGCGGCAGCCCGTGGCAAAGAACTGCCGGAGATGCTGAAGGCGGCGCTGGAACATCAGGCGGTGGCATAACCTGCTTAAATGACCAGGGCGGCAGTGTGATGTCGGTTACGGAAGATATGACTGCAACGCTACGGGCCGAGGAACACGGACACCAGCCTTGTGTTTTGCAGTCAAGCGGGTTTTGTACTGAACACAGTTCCAAGAGCCGAAGTGTTGGTTACGAGGAAGAACGATCTCCCACGCTGCGAGCAGGTGTTGTTCCCGGTGCAGTCATGTCATTTGAACCGGGTGCGGCTTCCCGTGTCGGCGGTCATACAGATGAAAACCTCAGTGGTTCACTCCGTGCAAACATGGGTGATAACCAAATCGCGGTGGCGATTGAAAATCATCCCACGGACGGCAGATGCAGAATTGAGCCTGATGGCAAAGTGCAGACGCTGACTTCCCGTATGGGAACAGGAGGCATGAATGTTCCGCTTGTGATGAACTCTCCGAAAACGCTGAAAATCCGCTCTGGCTGTGAAGGCGGCGGCAAAGGCGCGTTGGTTCAGGATGATATGTCCGCCACTATCTCATGCAATAATGATCAGACAGTTTTCGTACCCACCGCTTACGGGATATGCTCCGATAAGAGCAACTCCATGCTGTCGGATAATCCACACAGCGGTATCTATGAAGCGGATACCTCCCGCACCCTCGATGCGAACGGTGGTAATCCCGGATGCAATCAAGGCGGGATTGCCGTGGTTGCTTTGCAAGGCTCAATGATTGGGCGTGAAGATAAGAATGGTCCTCAGGGAAGCGGTGTTGACGAAGATGTCAGTTTTAGCCTAAATACCATCGACCGTCATGCTGTCGCTTATGCCATGACCACCGGAGGCTTTACGCTTGTTGAAGAAGAAAAATCACCGACGTTGCTATCAAGGGATTATAAGGATGCGCCAATCGTTTCACAACCTTCTTACGGCATCGACCGGGCGGCCTTTAATCAGGGGCAAAACGCCCTGTATAAACCGGCTATTGAGGAAGAACAGCAACCCACACTTACGGCAAAAGGCCCCGGCGCTGTGGCTCAGCCCGCTTCCTTCTCTCCCCAGCCGGATTACATCGTCCGAAGGCTTACGCCTACCGAATGCGCCCGCTTGCAAGGCTTTCCTGATTACTGGTGTTCCGCCCTCGGTATTGAAAATCCGACTGAGGATGATATAGCTTTCTGGACGGAAGTCTGGGAAACCCACCGTAAAATTAACGGTGTGAGTAAAAAGCCCAAGAGTCGAAAGCAGAATATAAAATGGTTGCAAAATCCGCATTCCGACGCCGCCGAATATAAGATGTGGGGCAACGGTGTGGCACTCCCATGCGTGTGTTTTGTGCTGTCCGGCATTGTGTTATCTACACAAGAAACCGCCGAATAATCGGTACGATACTCTCTACATAAATCGCTTGAAATGACTTGCTATATAAGCAGTTTAGAGTGATTAATGTAGTACCGAAAAAATGAAAGGCGGTTTGAAAAATGGAACTCAAATACAATGTTACAGGCAGCGAACGAAAATCACTGGTCGGCACAATCAGCACGGCGCTGAACGCCCCAACCAAATACCTCGGCGCACCAACTTTTGCCTACGAGGTGGGCGGCTACCACATCGACAAGACCGGAAATCTCACGGGTCCTGACAACCTCGACTTGGAGGACGCACTCCACCAAGCAGGTTTTGATGCGGATGGCGGCACCCGCCACTACGATGAACCCGACACCTACGAGAGCGGGCTTAGCGGGATGGGTGCGATTCCCGCCTTCGAGGATTTGCAGATGGACGGACGCGAGGAACTGGGGCTTGGATGTACCCTCCGAGAGGACTTCCAAGGGGAAAACGGGATGCAGGCAAGCGACGTCCCTGAAGAAGATGATATCGAGGAGGTCGGCGATTCACTCATCATCTCCTACCCCCGCAAGGACATCAGCGACGCGGCACTTGAAAACCTGCGGTTGCTGATTGCCAGCAAAGAGGCGCTTATCAAAAAGGCACTGGATGCGGATGCCCTGCCGATTGAGGTCGACGATGAAACGGTCAGCTTCCCATGGTTCAAGGGCTTCCCCCAGCCGGAAGAAATTAGCGCCTACGCTCACTTCACAGGCAAGCTCATCGGCGTGGCGAAAACGCAAAAGCGCGTCACTGCAAAGGAAAAGGACACCGACAACGACAAATACGCTTTTCGCTGCTTTCTCCTGCGGCTGGGCTTCATCGGTGACGAATACAAAGCAGCGCGGAAAATCCTGCTCCGCAATCTGACAGGCAGCTCGGCATTCAAAACTCCGAAAAGCGAGGTAACCTACTATGAATAATAATTTTCCTTCAAGAGAAACTGTAGAGCGTATCCGCAAACAGTACCCGGTCGGCTGCCGTGTAGAGCTTCTTCGCATGGACGACCCTCAAGCGCCGCCAATCGGCACAAAAGGCACTGTGCGCTATGTCGATGACATCGGCAGCTTGGGTGTTGCGTGGGACAACGGCAGCTCACTTCAAGTGGTCTATGGTGAGGATTTATGTCGAAATCTGGAGGATGCTGATGATGGAAGATAAAGTAAAAAAACAGATTCTCGCCATCAGGGATACCGGGCTTACCAATATGTTTGACACTCGCGCCGTCCAGCGCATCGCTTACGATATGGATTTTTACGATTTGGTAATTTTCCTTGAGGAGCATAAGGACAAATACGTTCGTTTTATCCTCACGGGCGAGGAATAACGCTGTAAATTATACAACTTTTGCTGTAATAACAGCCTTAAACTTCGTGTAGTATATACCCGGATTTATCGCATAATTGCCTGGATATAGTGTGCTTTTAGAGTTAATATGTGACTACCGAAAGGGAAAACACACTAAACGGAGGAAAGGAGATAGACATGGACTACCGAAAACTCATCAGCGAGCAGCTTGGGGACGGATACGCATTCGTGAAGGCTTACAACGCCTTTGAAAACGGAGAATTGCGGATTATCGCCAAGGACCCGCAGGGCTGCGAACACCGCTACATTCTGGTGGACGGCAAGCTGACCGAAAAGCCCTAACCTAAAATTAAAAACAGTCGAGGACACCCCGACAAAGGGCTGTCTCTCGTACAGATAGATTTTGAAGGCTTGCTTAATGCAGGTCTATTTTTATGCCCGGAAGGAGGCGGTGGATATCAGAAAGCTAAAGAAATATAAACAGACACGATTTAAAGCCACGGATTCGGTTTATGACAAGGCCTCCGCCGACTATGCCGTGGCTTTTGTAGAAGCCCTCGCCCACACCAAAGGCACCTGGGCCGGCAAGCCCTTCGAGCTGATCGATTGGCAGGAACAAATTATCCGTGACGTATTCGGAACCCTCAAGCCCAATGGCTACCGCCAGTTCAACACCGCCTATGTGGAAATTCCGAAAAAGATGGGAAAGTCCGAGCTTGCGGCTGCTGTAGCACTGCTCCTCACCTGCGGGGACAACGAGGAACGCGCCGAGGTTTACGGCTGTGCCGCTGACCGAAATCAAGCGTCCATTGTGTTCAATGTGGCGGCGGATATGGTGCGAATGTGTCCGGCACTCTCCAAGCGCGTCAAAATACTGGACGCAACTAAGCGGCTCATCTATCAGCCGACCGGGAGCATCTATCAGGTGCTGTCCGCCGACGTCGGCAACAAGCACGGTTTTAATACCCACGGTGTGGTATTTGATGAACTGCACACCCAACCGAACAGAAAGCTTTTTGATGTTATGACCAAGGGTAGCGGCGATGCGAGAATGCAGCCGCTGTATTTTCTGATTACCACCGCCGGGGATAACCAAAACAGCATCTGCTGGGAGGTGCATCAGAAGGCGCTGGATATTATCGACGGCAGAAAACATGACCCGACCTTCTACCCGGTTATATATGGTGCGGCACAGGAGGATGATTGGACAGATCCAAAGGTATGGAAAAAAGCAAACCCATCCCTCGGCATTACGGTGAGTATGGACAAGGTCAAAGCGGCTTTTAAATCAGCAAG